GTTGCTGCTGGGTTAACTTGACCCAGAACTTTATAGGTTGTTGCCATATTACATTCCGCCTAACATAAGGATTTGTGGGATTGGGTCAACGTTTACAGAAACGGTTCCCCAAGATGAAGTTGTTCCGTCTGTGGTTAGATACTTTCCAGAGTTACCAGTCTGGCTTGGTACTACATACTGAGTTGAGTCTGTAGCAACAAGAGTCTTGCTTGAAGGGATAGTTGTTCCGTTGATAGATGTAGCAGTTGCTGCACCTAGCACTGGGGTAATAAGAGTTGGTGTGTTATCTACTACAAACTTAGTGCCAGTACCAGTTTGTGAAGCAATCGAAGTTGCGTTGCCCACAGATGTAATGACACCAGTTAAGTTAGATGGCGCAAGGACTACTGTATCAATATAGTTTTTAGTCGCTGCATCCTGTGCAAGAGTTGGCTCACCAAGACCTGTAATCTTGTTAGTTCCCATTGCAAGGGCACCAGTCATTGTGCTACCTGACTTGAGTACTACTGTGTCTGAGAATGATGCGTTATCAGCCAAGGCTGCTGCAATCTCATTAAGTGTGTCAAGGGTAGATGGAGCACCATCAATAAGGTTAGCGATAGAGGTATCTACGTAAGCCTTAGTAGAGGCATCCGTATTAGATGTAGGTGTGCCTAGGTTTGTAATCTTCTGACTATTGGCAGAAACAGAACCTGTAGGTGCTGCCATCTGGTCTAGGCGTGAAGTACGCACCTGTGTATCAAAGTCTGAGATAGTTGAGGCAACCTGTGTACCAGTGTGGTTAGCACGTGCCAGTGGGTCTGTAGCCAGTTTGCTCAGTGCGATACCAGCAGAAGCGTTAATATCATCGTTGACGATACTGTTGGCTGCATAGGCTACTGTGATAGAAGCATTAGCGGTTCCATCGAATGATGCAGAAGTACCGCTTACATCGCCTGTAAGGCTGATTGTACGGCCTGTAGCAAGGGCTGTGGCTGTGGCTGCGTTACCTGTAGTAGAGCCAGATGAGCCAGTGACATTGCCTGTTACGTTTCCTGTAAGGTTACCAGTTACGTTACCTGTAATGTTACCTGTGAAAGTACCTGCAATAGTGCCAGTGCCAGTAATAGTAGGGCTAGCAATTGTTGGGCTAGTTCCAAGGACGTTGGCTCCAGAACCAGTTGAGGTTGTTACACCAGTTCCACCATTGGCTACTGGAAGAGTTCCAGTTACACCAGTGGTAAGTGGAAGTCCAGTTGCATTGGTGAGTACACCAGAGGCTGGAGTACCAAGTGCTGGAGTAGTCATTACTGGAGAGGTAAGAGTCTTGTTAGTTAAAGTCTGAGTGTTGGTTGTACCAACTACTGCACCAGTTGCACCGTGTCCTGTGGTTGCTTCAATGTGCTGGTTGGCTTCACGATAGTCACGACCAATTGCCATATGACGAACTACTGCGCCAGCAGAGTGTGCTTGACCAGATGAACCGTCTACGCCACGAGTGATGGTAATAGTGTTAGTGCTTACCGCAGTAACATCTACAATTTCTTCAAGGGCTGTATCTGGGTCAATGACTACGGTGAAGGTTTCACCAGCGGTAATTGTAGTTCCACCCAGTAGGGCTGAGCCAGATACCACCGTTGCCGATGTACCAGATGATGTAAGTCCTGCAGTCAGAGTTGTCTGCTGCGAGCGAGATGAGTATTTTCTAGTTGTCATTGACGGTCCTTATCGGCGGGAGAAGTGAACTCGTGGGGGATAGTTCTGCTGTTGCGATTGTGTTTCTTCATTAAGACGTTGTGTGTATAGTGCGTAGAGTTGCTTGGTCGCACTCTGTGATGCACCGTATGGACGCTTGCTATCTGTCTCGTCAGCCTGTGGGCTAACCTGTGAGGCACGTGCTGGGTCAAGGAATGTGAGCAAGCGATAGGCAGCGCCTAGGATTACTACATCACGAGTTGATTCAGGTAATCCTGTTGTTGTTGTGTATACATCTGTGTTTGATGTGAAAGGTGCTGGGTCTGTAGCGTAGACCACACGAACTGAGCGACCTGAGATAGGAGCCTCACCTAGTGTAATTGTCTGTGCATTAGCACCGAAGGCTGTAGCATCTGCAGTAGAGTCAAAGTCCCAGCGACGAATTGGTCGCCACTCTTTTGATGGTCCAATCTCTTCCCAAGATACTGTCAAGATATTCTTGATGTCAAGGTTGTTAAAAGCATAGGTTGAACGTGCAGCGTTGAATGTAAACGATGTGCTCTTGACTGCAAAGATACTTGCTCCAAGGGAGCGAATGGTGTCGTTGATTGCACGCTTAACAGAGAACCGAGGGAAGGTAGGGGAAATTGAAACCTTTGTGTCGGCTGTATGTGTAGCAGCAGTTGTGCCTAGATAACCACGACCATATGGAGCAACGGTTGCAGTGTTAGCCACACGGTCAAATGAATCTACCCAGAGTAACTCTTCGTTAATCTCAACTATGCCCTTGCCTACAGAGTCAGTAGACCCAAGGCTTAGGATAAGCGGAGATGCGCTAGATGAAGTTGTTGTGGTTACTGGAGCAGTAAGGTGTGTGGTACGGTCTTGCTGAAAGGTATAGCCAGCAAGGTTGATAAGTACTTCATCAATCATATTTGCTAGAGTTGTCATACGTTGATGCTCCTTAGGGCTGTGACTGCTTCTAATCCTGTGGTTCCAGCAATCTCATTACAGACAGCATTAAGCGCTTTGTAAGCATTAGGCTGACGTGATGAACTTGCTTTGTAGTTAAGTGCACCAATGATGGCTTTGCCACTTGTACCAGCCCAGACGTTTGCAGCACCTTGGGCATCCTGATACTTTGTAATATCTGTAATGCCAGCAAGCCTATTCAACTCTGCTGTTAATGTGCTACCGACTTTGCCAGTTGGCATTGTTATCTCCTTTTGGTCATTGCGTTGTAATAGTGTTCATCAAAAGAGAACCGCTTCATATGTGGAGCAGTTACACTTGTATCACACCAAAGTGGGACTCCTGCCTTCTCGCATAGTGCGAAGAAGTAGATGTCCTCACCAATAAACTTTGTCCCTCTACCCATCTCCATAAAGAACTGGGCATCAGGTAATTCTTTTCTAATCCTGTCAACTACGCTTCGGTGCATCAAGACATATCCCATACCTGCAGCACTGACCTGAATCAGTTTGTCCTTAGGAAGTGGATGGACTCTTGTTAATCCGAAGCCACCATCATCTCCTGCTACAAAGTTAAAGATTGTAGGCATTGGAACCATCAAAGGTTCTTCTGGGTTATCGGTAGTAAAGTAAACGCCAGTCATCATTGGACGCTCATCTTTGTCCTTTTGATTCCAGAGTTTCAAGAATCCTTCTGGACTAATGACTACATCTGAATCAACCCATAACAACCAGTCTGCCTTGTTCTGGTCATACCAATAGTTAATAACCTTCTCACGTTGACGGGCAATTTGATTACCCTGTGAGCGATAGGTAGACTCAAAGGTAAGTCCAGACTTTAGTATTACATCTGTAACACCTTGCATAAACTTGCCATCTACCATACCGTTATCGCACCAAGCGATTGCTACTGTTTCTTGCATTGTCCCCTGCTTTCTTATTTGTTTCTTGCTACAGCAGCGTTGTCTACCAGGTTAGGATACTTACGCCCTGCTGCCTTGGCGCGTGCCCTTGCTTTAGCCTTTTGTGCTGGAGTCAACGGTGTTGATTTCTTCTTAGGGTTCTTCTTATCCCAGAATGCTTTTCTCATTACCACTTCACCCTATCTGCCCAATATGCTGCGCTCATTTTACCCTTAGCAATATTCTTAGCGTGACGTGCCTTGAATGATGCTTGACGGGGTGTTGGTGTTCTATCACCAGTGACACCCTGTTGACCAAAGCGGATAGTCTTAACCTTATCTCCTACTTTGGCTACAACTACGTGGCTTTTTGTTGGGTGATTTGGTGTGCGCTTAGGCTTGTTAAAGCCTGACACTCCTATCCGCTTTAGTCTAGGGTCAATCATTTATCTAGGCTGTCTAGTAATGCTGCTACCGCCACCAAGCATACCGCCACCCATACCGCGTCCACCCTTAGGTGGCTTAACCTTAATAACTGGCTTCTTCTTTGCACCAATTGACCCTACTGTTACAGGCTTTGTTGCACCACGACCTGTGACAAGAGGCTTCTTGTTCTGGCTCTTAATAATCTTTGCGTCTTTCTTAGCATCCTTAAGAGCCTTTGCTTTTGCAGCCTCTGCTTTTGCAATCATTTTCTTAAGTTCTGCCACCTGCTTAGCACTAAGTGGGTCGCGCTGGAGGTTAGGTAGATTAGTTTTCCAAGGCATTGAACCAAGAACGGTTACGCCAGAACTAACCTGCAATGACCTGGTATCTGGTGGTGTTCTCCCTGCAGAACTTGCAGACTTTGTTAATTTCTTTACTGCCATTTTATTTTTCCTTTACCTTTAGTTTGTAAATCCGTTTGGACGTACTCCATATTTTTTTGCAATCATATCTCTAGTCTTGTTAAGGTCTTTAACAGAACCAGACTTCATAAGTTTACGAAGTTCAGCCTCTGCCGCTGCAGAACGCTGGGCGAATGTAGATGGGCTAGGCTTAGGTTTAGGCTTTACTGGTGGCTTAGGTGAGTAAGGCATTACTTCTTCTTCGCCTTCTTCTTAGCAACCTTCTTCTTCATCTTCTTGCCAGTCTTCTTGGCTTCCATCTTTGCCATAGCCATACCCTTAGGTGTGTAAGCAAATTCCTTCATTCCTACTTTAGGCATTAGATTGCTCCTATATGTTTGAGTGCTTCGGTTGTCTTGTTATTTATATCTTTTGTCTTTGGCATTGTGTTTGCATCGTATGGCTTACCCAATGTTACTGACGCTTCATATGCCGCTTCTACGTGGGCACGTGTAGTACCCGCTGGCTGTATACCTTGACTTCTTGCATCTCGGTATGACTGCAACTCAGAAGTCCATTTCTTGTCGGAAACGTCCCTAGTTGCATCACCAGTTCCTAGTTCAAGAGTTCCTACTTTGCAACCAAAGCAACCCTCTACGTACTCAGGATGTATCTGTTTCTGGTGTAAATTCATTTTGTCCCCTACTGTGCTGTAAAGTTTTCTTCTGTAACGCCTATGTTTGCAGCGAGTAACTCTGCCTTTATTGCATCATCTACTGTGTGGTTGTAACCACCACGATAGACAACATCATATTCATTGAGGTCTTCATCTACTTCATAGCGTAGAGTTGAATAGGTTGAACCACTTTTGACAACAGTAATGCCACGCTTTAACTTGTAGAAGTAAAACAGGCGATGTCCTCCTGCTGGTCCTTCTTCCACCGTTGGTGGTCTGAATGTGTACGTTGTCATAGTTCTCCTTAATGAACTTACTGATGAGGCTAGGTTTCCCTAGCCCCACCCGTCAATCAACTAAGCGATTGATGAACCTGATTCGATTCGGAATAGTGCTTCTTCGCGGTAGCGAGCAAATCCGAGTACGCCGTACCAACCCATTGGGCGGTGACGCATCAACTTGTCAACTACTGGTCCGATGACTACGTGTGGCTCTTCAGCAACGGCTTCTGCCATTGCTTGCTGTCCTGCAACAATTGTGCGGTACACCTTTGCAGATGAAGCACCGTCTGTTGCTGAGTAGAGGCGTGGAGACTCAACGAAGTATGCACCCTCGTATTGTCCGATTTCTCCTGCCCAGATGCGGTCCTGTGATGAACCGTACTGGTTAGGAAGAAGCCATCCTGCTGAGCCTGTCTCTGCACGAAGGTCGTGTGAAACTTCTGGGTGGATACCAGCCCAGTAGAGTGAACCCTTGCGTGCTGTAGCCTTGTTAGCGCGGAGTTTCGCAACTGCGCGACGAAGGTTTGCAGATGAGATTGTTGCAGCAGCAGTAACTGTTGCTGTTGATGTTGCTGTTGAACCTGAGTAGATGACGTTTGAGCCACCACGTAGGGTTGTCATAGCAACTTCGTCAATTGAATCTGCGAGGTTGAATGCGATGATGTTTGCAATCGCTGGGTCTACATCTGCAAGTGAGAAGAGTTCCAAAGCACGTGTTACGAGGACTGAGTTACCGTACTCGTTAAGTGTGATTGTTACAGATGTTGGTGTAGACAACGCTACTGCATCTGGGTCTGTATCTTCTGTAAGTGCTGTTGTAGCCTTTGAAAGGTCAACGTAGCGCTGTAGCACTACTGTTGAACCTGGGATTGCCTGACGTGCTGGGCGCTTGTCGGCTACTGAACGAATAAGTGGCTCGCTACGAAGTGCGAACTCAAGAAGTCGGTCATAAGCCTTCTGTACTAAACCAGCACCGCCAACGGTACCTCCTAGTGTAGAGGACCCCGTTCCTGTGTATGCGTTTGACATTAGGTATATTTCCTTTTGTAGTTAGAAACTATGATTAGTTATTCTTGTGAGCGAAGTAAACTGATAATCTCTTCTGCTGATTCAGCATTATCGAGGCGTAGGTTTAAATCTTCTGCTCGGTCAGGTGTGTATGCACCCTGTGTAACGACGTCCTGCTGACGTAATGCAGCGCGGTCCATCTCGTTTACTTTAGGGGCTTCCTCTTGCTGAGTTAATCCGAACAAGTCTCCGTTATCTTCAAGCCAGTTATTAACTGACTCTTCGCTAACTTCGTCTATGTCCTTGAGGATTAAACGTACAGCCTTAGGATTGACACCCTTCTTTTCTAGGACTTCCTTGACGGTTCTCTCACGTTGAACCTTGGATAATGAATCCAATTGCTCAGTGAGTTCCTTAATACGTTTCTCGTCATTACGCTTGGCTTTCCGCAACTTCTTTAAGAGGTCGCTTCCATCCATATTGCCTGTGACTTCTGTATCAAAGTCATCGTCTTCTTCATCCCAGTAGTTGTTGCTCATAGCAACTTTCCACCCTTCTATTTGTAGTAGTCGCAAGCCTCAGGTTCCAATCGGGGGAATGGTCTGGCTCTTGCTATCGGTCTAGTACACCAAACGGGGCCGATGGGTCCGTTCAGGATTCTATTTAGAAGGAACCTTGGCGAGATTTGCCTAGGCTTCCTTTCATTGTTCCAGAAGAGCCTTGGAATCTTGCCTGCTCTATTGCTGTAAGTGATTCACGTGCACGCTTTGCAGATGCCGTACCCTTAAATACTTCTGCCTCTGCTTCGGCTTGACCGTAATCTGGTCCTTGTGAAATCTGTGATAGGAAGTCTGCACGTGGTGTAACTTCTGCAATAGTTGCGTAGCCCTTACGTGCTTCTTCCTTGGTTACTCCAAAGTCAGCAAGGTCGGCTGCAGTTGTCTGCCCTACCTTCATACCCTGGACAAGTCCTGCTCCACCAATCTCAGCCATTGTTACCTTGCGCTGTAGCGCTGGTAGCCCTTCCTTAGGGTCAAGGAATGCTGTGACAATATCTGTCTGGTTAAGCATTGGATAGTATTGAGCCAAAGCCTTCTTTGTTTCTGGGTCTGCATTCTGGATACGTGTTACGGCAAGACCAACTCTGTCTGCAACTTCAGCAGCAGATACATCGTTGCTAATAAAACTGCTTAAGGTTTCTGGCTTTGCAAGTCCTGCTACGCCAAATTCACGCATTGTTGCTGTGTATTGTCTCTCCAAAGCAAGGTATGCCCCAGGGCTAAGTACTGACTTACCTGCTGCGGCACGAGCCTTGTTTGCAGGGAATCTCTTTTGAAATGCAACCGCTAATGGGTCATTGCTATTAGGGTCTTGCATAATCAAATCAATTGTATCTTCTGAGTAACCCTTAATTACAGCATTTGTTACTGCGTCACCTAGGTCACCGATTCCATAAGATGAAAGAAGTGCTTTGATTGCAGCAACTGAATCAACCTGTCCTGTAGTTAGACCTGTATTGAGTGGATTAGAAGGGGGATTTGCACCGCCTGTTCCACTACCACCTGTACCTGAACCACCCGTACCAGTACCTGTACCAGTTGTAGCAGCACCAGTAACACCAGCAATTACTCCAGCACCAAGGCCACCTAGTGGTCCTAGTCTTAAATAGTCGTTTGCTGCCAAAGGTTCAGGGGCGGGTGCATTTGCTGGAGGATTAACACCTGCAACTACACCAGCACCTAGACCGCCAAGCGGTCCTAAACCTAGATAATCATTTGCTGCACGACCTTGAGGAGCAGCAGTGCTTGCTGGGGCTGATTGACCAGTATATAGCAAGTAATCTTCGTATGAGGTTCTATCCTCTCGTGGCAGTCTCTCTTGAGAACGTGCCCACTCTGCTTTTGTTAGTGCCATTATCCTGCCAAACCGAATGTCTGGGCTAACTTGCTGGCTACTCTAGCCATTGAGTCCTGAGCATTCTTAGTAAAGCGCCACTTCGGATTTTGGCGCAGGGATACTTCATAGTCATAAAGATTCATTAGACCCTTTGGGTCTTTTGCTACATCCTTAAGTTCCTTGATATCAATGGTGTCTGCATCCTCTTCAAGGATGTTTGAACGTGATTGAAGGTATGGGCTAAGCAATTGCTTTACTGTGTATCCAGCATCAATCTTCTCAGTAAGTGCTGGGAAGATGGTTTTTGCCTGTAGGTTAATTAAGTTCATATTAGCCTTAAGGCGGTCAGTGTTAGATGCTGATTCCAGTACCTGCTTATTGAGGGTTCCTGGAGAAATTGGGATACCGTTCTCAAAGTAAGCATTCTTAAGGGTTGTATAAGCAATACCGAACTGTCCCTTGCCTAGGTTTGCCTGGGCTACAGGGTCACCTGCATCTGCTGCCGTGATGCGGATGCTTGCATATTGGTTAACATACTTGTTAAGTAGGTCAATACGCTCCTGCTCAGTAACACCTTTAGTAGTTACATCCACGCCTTTAATGTTTCTTGCCTTGCTGATGCGTGATAATTCAAGAGCATTAAGTTCTTTGTAGTAGGCATCTACAGCACTCTTAGGTGCTGGTTCGCCTAACATAGTTCTGAATGTGTCTTGCATCTCAGCAGCAGCCGATGGCCTTGCTGTCATTGAACCGCTAGTGCGTGAGGTTCCACTACCAGCAGCGCCTGTATCCAAATCTGCTTTGATAGCCGCAGAGACTGCAGTATCAAGAGTAAATTTAGTACCAGTAATTTGCTGATAGTTAAGAGCATTGGCAACCAATGTAATAAGTCTATCTGAGGTTCCTAGCGTCCCATTTACTGGACCTTCATAAAGTCCAGCAGCAGAGTACTTTTGCTTAAGACTTTTAATCTTCGCTGGGCCTAGTTTATTAAGATACATACCTAACTCTGTTGAGTTATCTGCGTATGTAGGTTCGCCCTTTTCGTTATAGATTGCATAACCAGAGGTTGCTTCAAGACCAGCATCTCCTGTAGGAGTGGGGTCCTTAATTGCTCCTGCTGCTTTGCTACCAACATTAGAATCGTTGTCGTCTGCATCAAGAATAATACTAGGAATTACTTCTCCTGCTTTAGTAGGTACCTTAAAGCCGTCGTTGTCTTTGTCCTCTGCCATTCTATTCTCCAATCAAACCATCAAATAGGCTCCAGTAAAGGGATACGGCATTAGGGTTTTCCCCTGCTGTAACCTTTAGGAACTCGCGTATATCGTCCTTCATCATTCTTTTACGGTCTGCATCAGACTGAGAGGTGCCCTGGATGGAATCAATACCAGCCTGGTATTCGTCATACTTATAAATCATTGTTGCAAAGGTTTCACCTAAAGCCTTATCTGGTGACCTACCGCCATAAACAACGTCACGCAAATCTTTAAGTGCTTCTTCTTTCAAAGCCTTGTAAGCCTTGACGTTACCAAGTTCAGCAGCCAAGAGAGGATACTGCTTCATAAAAGCATTCTTCTCAATATCCCACTGATTACGCAAGTCTTTTCTACCTTGAACGCTGTCAGAGTTACTGATTGCATCATCATAGAATTCTTTGCGAACGGTGTACTTCTGTCTTCCAGATGCTACAGAAGCCTGGCGTAGGAAGTCTTCCAAGTCCTTGTTCTTGATAAAGCCCTCAGACTTAAGGTAAGAATATGCAGCCAAGTCATTTGTACCATTAACAGGAATAAAGAATGCTGCTGCTTGCTTGTTGTTAAGTACCAGTTCTTTGTTGTTGCGAACAAAGTCTGCCGCTTCTAAGGTCTTCTGGAAAGAGGCTTCTGTACCAGTGTCTGTTTTAGATACAGCGTATACAGCCTTGTCTGGATAGAACTGCACAAAGCGCATATAAGCCTTGCTGTATGCCTGTGGGTCACCAGCAAAAGTTTCAAGTAGTTTAATAAACTCTGAATCCCAACTAAAGGCTCCAGCGTTAATCATCTCTTTAGGTACATCTTTGTTGGCAAATACCTGTACTGATGCAGGTGCCATAAGACCCATACCAAAGCGAATAACCATAATGTTCATTGCTTGCTTCATTACGAAATCCAAGAATGGGTTTATATCTGCACCCTCTTTAGGACCCTTGCCTAGTGAAATACCTAGGCGCATAGCCTGAACAGCAGCAGATGCTTTCTGTTCGGTAAGAAGTTCGTTGCTACCGACAATATCAATCATACGCTGTACGTTAATAGGTGCAACCTTGCGCCAAAAAGCCTGGTCTTTTCTGCCACCAGTAATAATTGGTTCTATATCTTTAATCCAATCTCCCACAATAGGAAGATTCTGCAACATAATCAAAGGCACACTAACTAAAGGTCCACCAAGACGAGGTGCTGCAGATTCTGGGTCAAGAGATGGTGTGAGCATCTT